TTTCTTGCGGTTGTGTAGGTATATTAGGTGTGCTTGCTATATCTCCATTTGCTACTGCTTGAAGACCTACTATTGCTCTTATCTCATTAGCTGTCATAGACTCTAATACTTTATTCGCAACTAAAGGCGACAAACTATTTAGTCCGTTAAGTACTTCATTACTTTGTCCTTTTATTTCAGCTACTTCTATTGCTGATGTCGGTACTATTGAATAAGCATTCGCTATTCCAGTAATGTTTTCAGCGTGAAAGTTAATAATCTTTTCAACTAACTGTTGCCTGCCGTTCACATACGTGTTCTTGAATAACTCATACGCATCAAGCATCTCTGTTCTTCCACCGAGTTGCCCCTCGACACGTACACCCATCAACATAGGACTTGTAATCTGATGCCCGACAAATATCTCTTGCAGTACGGTTTTGTTTAATATCTCGAACTTGGTATCGCTATCATCGGGTTCGAGTGATTCGATTACAGGTGCGGCATCTTTGTTCGGCACGAAGTTCAACACGAACTTGCCTGCATTGTCCGTTCCTGCCTTTGTGTACTTGAACTGCTTCGATATCGCACGCATCTCTTCTGCTGTCGGCTGTTGTGCAATAAATGTGATAACCTTGCCACCCCAGAATCCGTTCTTGATGTTGTTTAGGTGGTAGTTGCTGATTTCGATGTCCGTTTCAATGTACGGTATGCAACCGATGTAGTTCGGTATTGGATATACCTTTGAGCCTGGTCTATATACCTTGTAATAAAATATCTGCCTGCCTTTGCGCTTGGTCACATCGAATGCAGGATATTCAATGACTTCAGGCGTGTTGTACTGCGCCCATTGTGGGCTATAATAGAAACAACTGCCATCCACATTTGACCGCACATTCTTGAACTCAAGCACTTTCATCTCGTATGATGTACCTGCCCGATTCCATATACATTCAATCGCACAACCATTATACAACTCCAAGTCTGTAATCAGTTGGTAGGTGAACTCATTCATCGACTGCCACCTGTTCACGCTGTCGTATAATGCCTGCAACCTTGCATCCTGAACCTGCACCTCTACACCCTGCCCATATACATAGGTAATCTTTGAATTGACAATCGCATTGTGCTTTGCAGAACGATTGTATATTTCAATCAAATAGTTCGGATATAGATTGTCCTCGCCATACGTCACATATCCATCACGTGGTCGCTCGATGTTGACTGGTATCTTGTGCGCTTCAAGTTGCACCTCATATAGGTTAGCCTTATCAGTTGTTTTTCTCATATATAGTGTTCGTGTTGTTTACTTGATGTGCAGTTACATTGCTGCGTTGCCAAATTACTAAAGTCAAACCACGTTCAAGAACTTGACCTGCTCCTGTTAGCACCGTGTATTCGTGATATCCTAAGTCAAGATTTACTTCGCTATTCGCTGCAATCGGGTTGGTTGTGTCCTTTATCGTCAGCAGGTTGTATCGCTTCCTGTAATTGCTGATGTCAACCACGTTGCACTGCTTGACTTCGTTTGTCTGCTTCGACTTGAATTGAATAACAAAATTCGTTTCGTCGTAGTCGGTCATCTCGCTTGCAGTGACCACAAATGTTGAATTTCCGTTTTTCTGTATTATCATCATACTATATAAATAGAAAGTACTGTAAAGTGTAATAAATAAAAATGCCCCACCATTACGGCAGGGCATCTTTCAAAAAATATGAACCAATTTATGCAGGTAGCAATAGTGCGGCAATGATGCCTGATGCAACTTCTTTTGCAGGTATTGGCTCTTTACCGCTAAAGACTAACTCATACCCGTTTCGGTCGTCAATTAGCTTACCAAATGTTGCAGTACGTGTAATAAGGTTTAAGCCATAGCCTTCACCATACAACCAGTATTTATCATTCGAATCTTTAACAATAATAAGAACACGATTCTTGGCAACGATATACAGCTCATTGCGCTTGTTCGTTTCTTGTTTGTACAACGGAATAGTAACTGACTGCTCGTGTGCGATTGTACCGTTTTCAGGTTTCTTTGTAGCAACCTCTTGTACTTCGCCTTGCTCTGAATAAAGTTCGTATTTCCAGAACTGCTTGCCCGATGCCATTGTGATTGCACTAATAGCTCCCGATACAGTTGTGATTGCCGTTACGTTATTCTTTTCGGTGATATAAATTTCTTTAACACCACCTGCATTATCGCCTAAGCAGTCAAGACTGAATCCTTGTGTTAGTAAACAACTCATAGTATTTCGGTGGTTTTAAGTGATGTTAAGAATTAGAATATTCAACGATTTCAGATGGGAATGCAATCTGCCATCCACGACGATAACGGAATGAATACTTCACGTTCTGGTCGTCTTGGCTGTACCACATTTCCGCTGCTTCTTCTTCGTTAAGCAAGTCAACGCCCAAGAATAAGTTACGGTCAGGGTCCATAGCAAAGATGAACGGATTGTCGCCAGTGCTTGCACCTAATCCATCAAGACCGTGAACAGGTATGATTTCGTGTACTGAACCCTCAGCAAATATGTTCTTCTGATTGCCGCCCACAGGGAAGTGGAACAAGTTGTCGATGAACATTTTCTGACGATATAATTCAGCGATGTCGTAACCGCAGAATATCTTAACGCCTGCATTACCTTTCAACTGAACAGGAATCTTAGCAACCACATTCTGCATTATAGTGCGCACGTTTGATGTGGTCACTGGTCCTGATACCGCAGTCGCTACATTCGTACCCGTTGCAGCCTTAATGATTTTTATCAAACCATCATAGATTGACAAGTATGCACTTGTTGATGTCGTGTCGCCCTGCCAGTCAGCAGTTTCTTGATGCTTCTTAATCTGCTCAACGATGTCAGTCACAATCTTTGCAGGTATGTCTGATTCGGTGTACTTCTGTCCGTTCTTCAACAGGATTTGTGTCCACTTAGCTTCAAGAGTACGTGGACAAAGTGTGTCCTGATACTTCACCGCTTTAGCATCAATCTCACGCTGCGTGAATGCAGTAGTTCCTGATGCAAGGAATGAACAACCATCACCTGATTGTGGAATCGGCGTGTTGGTTAAAATTTGCAAAGCCATTTTGCTCTTAACACCTACTTGCACGTTTGCCAATGCAGCGGTTTCTGATTCGAAGTGTAAGGCTGTGAGCAGCTCCTTACTGGTTTGGTTAACGTAGTCCGTTAACGATGAAACTGAAAATGCCATGTTATTTAGTTTTTATTGTTTTTAATGTGGTTAGTATTGAATCGATTTTTTGTTGCTTCTTGTCCTTTGCTGTGGTGAACTGCTGATTCTCTTTCTTCGGCTCTGCTGTTGGCAGGTCGCCTATCTTCTCAATAAGTTCAAACATCTGCTTGTTGGTTTCTTGTTGCTTGCTGATTTCGGTTTCAATAGCCGACATCTTTGCGTTAATCGCATCCATCAGTTCTTTCAACTTCTTGCCCATATCTTCTTCTTCTTTCTTTGGGTACATACCTGCTTCTGTTTCGGCAGGTGCTTCAGGTAATGCAGGTTCAATCACTGTGATAAGTCCGTTCGCTGTGGTTACCTTAGTGCCATCTTCAAGTTCGTGCGTTCCATCTGGCGCAAGGTTAGTGCCTTGCTCCGTTACGACCATAAGCGGATAGCCCACTTCAAGTTCGTCATACGTTACCATAGTGCCATCTTTCAGCTTGCCCTCGCCCATCATCTTATCTTCTTTCTTTTGTTCAGGTGTTGCAGGCATCTGTTCAAGTCCTAATAGCACACGCAGTTTGGTAAACTTCTCTTCACCGATTAATTCTTTGATTGATTGTTTTATGTCTGTCATAGCAGGTTATTTAATATATAAATAGCAAACCTGCATAGCTGTTCAACTTAGGAATATGGGATAAGAATTTTTATCCTTTTTCGCTACATATAAAACCATTAAAATATCAGTAAATACTGCTATAAGTAATTAATTCAAAATCTATTGTAAATCACTTACACTTCTGCATTGCAAAAAGAATGACATTTGCTGAATCAAAATAAAAAATATGATAAATACAACAACAAACCAAGTAAGCCTGAAAGTGATTTCAGATGATGAAC